GTGAATCGTATTTACTCAACTGGATCACCGCGATCCGCCGCACCGCAATTTTGTCGCCTTCTCGTAACCCCATGCTATTCTCCTAATGTGATTCTCCTAATGTGATCCCCGCCGCCTAAATGACGACGGGGACAGAGCGTTCAACTCGAATCAACGACTCTTCTTTTTCTTCTTCTTAGTCGTCTTCTTCGAAGTCTTCTTCTTCGTCACCTTGGGCTTGGCTTTCGCCTTTGCCTTCTTGGTCGTCTTCTTCGAAGTCTTCTTCGTGGTCTTCTTCTTAGATTTCCCACTCCGAATCTCCTTAGCAGCGCCACCTTTCGGACGACGAGGCAACGACTTCTTGCTCTTCTTGCCTCGCGTGACCGCAGGTTCAGCCTCTTCGGCCTCTTCTTCTTCCTCGTCGGACTCGTCGTCCTCGGATTCAACGATCTCTACTTCGTCCTCATCGACCAAGTACGGAGCGTCGGGATCACCGTCTTCTTCGAGGATCGCGAGCAGATATTGCTCCTCGTCGGCTTCTTCATCCAACGCCCAAGACTGAACAACTCCTTGCGTCGGCCCGTCTTCGCCTTCGAAAGAAACTACGGTCTTTCCAAACTCGATGCCTTCGGGCGGATCTTCAAGGAGTTCATCCTCCTCTTCATCCTCCTCGTCATATTCCTCCTCTTCTTCTTCCTCGTCGGACTCGTCGTCCTCGTACTCTTCTTCATCTTCTTCGTACTCGTACTCGTCTTCATCATCATCCTCCGAAGATTTAAAGACCGACGTGCCGCCTTCCTGCAATTCCTCCAATGCTTCAAGACAATCCTCAGGAAGCTCCTCTCCCGTAACGCCCTCATACAACTGCTGATACTCCTCAAGATCAAAACGGAAGAAGTGGCTAGACGGATCAAACGTATGAGAAATCTCAACTAGACGTTCGAAGAGATCTTCGTCTTCAACGATAACCTCCTGGTCCATCTTGTCTGCTTTCCATTTCGTGTTCACACCCTCGCCATCTTTTTTGATAAGCAGGTCGCGACCCTCATTCTCATCCGTTATGTCCTCGCCATAATCCTCATCTGAAAGGACATCACAAATATATTGGTACACGCCTTGAGTCGCGCGAAAAACACGGACGTTCGGATTGTCCGCCGTACCTTCATCGCCCCTCACAATGCACGACAGCCAATACTCAGTGGAGCGACTAACCGATGCACTTGCATGATCTTTCTGATCCTTTTCACCCGTCCGATATAGAGTGTCAAGGTAATCACCCAAAGGATCAACCACACCCCACGTCGCAGGAGATGTCACACTCTTCTTAGCTTCCTTGTCATAATACGACTTGAATTCCTTCGCCGGGTCTTCACCGTGACACGGAAGTATGCGAATACGACCTTTATTCCATTCTCTCTTATCAATCACCGTACCTTGGCGCGATGTTGATGCTTTCCGTTTCCGCATTTTCTCGCGAAACGCTTTACTTGTTTTAGCCATGCTAATTCCTATTAAATTTCAATTTTCGTGGACTATGAACCTCGGTGTCCTGCGTGCACAACAGTGCGAGGTTGGACTAGGTTGGTTCGTACTTGCCAATGAGCGTACGTACCATGTTGGAACGATGATTCACCGCATCCCGCATCGAACGAACAACGCCATATTCCTTCCTGCGCGCTTGTAGCGCAACCCTAAAAGTCCAAAGACTTCGGTCATAATCCACGCGCGCTCTAAGTGTTCCCTGTGCAGGCGTCTCACATTCCTCCTCCATGTGATACTTCCTGTAAACTAACCATTGCTTGCCCTCATCCCGAGCTAATTTTATCTCAGCTGAGCGTACTCGCTTGAGTGCACGCTCCGTCTGATAATTCCAAAACGCAACCTGTGCTGCGGTCTTACGCGCGGCCTTCGCGAGCGCTCCTGCTTCTGCTGGTATGTGCAGCTCGTCCGCCATATTGAACGACACAGTTTCGCCGTTCTCCAGCCGCACTTCGATAGCTTCAACATCAGCCAGCACGTCAGCGGAATCGCGCAACACCGCCTTCTCCGTCTTGCGTTTCCTAGCGGCCATCGGCTTCCAACTCTGCTGCAATGTATTGCGCATAACACGCGAGCCAACCGTTCGTGTACAGCGTCTCGGTCTTGTCATCGACAGGGATCAAATTGAGAAGTGCAGGAAAGCTGATCGTGTTGCTCTGATGTGAATGCAACACCGCCACCACCCAATCGCACACGCTCGCTTGATGCTGTACGTCAACAACACGCGATACGAAAAATTCCGTGTTGGCTTTGTCACAATTCATATATTTGAACGCATCCTTCACCGGCTTCATCGTGCGCCACAATCCCATCAAGTCCGCCATGCACCCGCACGTAACGTGGTCACGTAACACCAAGTAGATCATCGACACCAACCGTCGATGATCCGACACACCGCCCGACGCTTCCGTGAGTGCGCGAACGTGCGGGTCCATCACCTTCTTCATACCTGCGTGACCTTCGGTGCGTTCTTGTTCTGACATGTCTTTAGGATCGCCATACGTCATGCTGCTTTATCACCTTTCCATTCCATCACTTCCCACAACTCATCTTCGGTCACCGGATCTCGATTGAGCTGCCAGTCATTCTTCTTCTCGTCCCACAACCACAACTCTTCGTCAGACTCTTCACCAACCAACAACGCGTCAGGATCCACCCCTACGAGCAACTGCCAATTCACTCCAAGCTCACAATCCGCAACGATCGGAACCTTCAACCAAGACCAATCGAGTCCCGGCAGGATCTCCACCGACAACTCCACAATGTGCTCCATCACGTACTTGGCCATCGCCAACACTTCGAACGCTTCATCAACGTGAAGATCGAAAATGATAGAATCGTGAACCGTCAGGATCATCTTCGAGAGATAGCCCTCCTCCTGCATCCGGTTCCAGATCAGCACGAGTGACATAAGAGTCATCTCCGACGCACCATTCTGAATCGGGAAGTTGACAGATTGGCGGAGGGCACGTGAAACGATCTTATCGTCCTCACTAAATACCTCAGGGATGCGACGGCGGCGTCCCGTGAAGCTCTCCAGGTAACCCAGCTTCTTAACTGACTTTTCAAGCTTCTCGATACCTTTCTTGAGCATCGGACGCACCTCAAAATAGCGCTCAATCAACTCCGCGCACTCATCCAACGACAGGAACACACCGTCTTTACGGAGGGCCGTCTGAAGAGCTGGCGGACCTCCCCCGTACAAGATTCCGAAGTTGATCCGCTTGGCTTGCGTACGCTTGAGCTTCTGATCGTTCGAGTCGAGTGCCGCGTACTCTTCACGCGTCAAATCGAAGAGGTCAAGCGCCGTGTTGAGGTGCATGTCCTCGCCGTCCAGATACGTCTGTATCATCGAGGGCTCGTCGAACCACGATGCCGCAACGCGAAGCTCGACCTGCGAATAGTCAACCTGTCCTAGCAATCCTTGGTCTCCGAAGCGCGACACGTACGCGCTCTTAATGAGCCCGCCGCCTTTATTCGGAATATTCTGTAGGTTCGGATCCTGCGAGGCGAGGCGGCCCGTAACGGTTCCGTGGATCAGATAGTCGCAGTGCACGCGACCCAACGGATCCAGATTGTAGAGCAACGGTTTCACAAACGTACCGTGCAGCGTTTCGGCCGCGCGGTACGCTAGGATCGGTTTCGCCAGAAGGTTCCCGTCACGCTCTAGTTCGTGCAGCACCTCGGCGTTTGTTGAGAAATGTTGCCACTCCTCATTGATTATCGCCTCTTTGACAAGCGCCTGAAACCTCGGCTTAGACCCGCGACGTTTCGCCTTCCACTTCGCGACGGCATTATTGTACCGCAACACCAACCGCTCAAACCCACCCTTCGTGAGCAGCGTGGGAATAGCGCCCATCTTGCCAAACAGAACCTCTTGTAGTTGTTGATGTGACCCAGGATTGAATACTCCCGCGTCTCCAATCTTGTTCGGATCTTTCGCGTAATCAGTGACCTCTTTGAACTCGAAGATCTCCTTCGACTGTTCCAACATCTCGCGCGTGTACTTGATGTCGAGTTCTTTGACGACCTCAGGGTCCACCTGCGCACCTTCATACTCCATGTCCGACAGCACGACCGACAGAGCTGGAAGGAAGTCCTCCGCGAGTCTCTGTAGCTTCGGGTTGTTCACATATTCCGGATCCGCCAACAGGTCATCATCGACGCGCAACGTCACGTCCGCGTCCATCCCAGCGTAAGGGAACAAGATCTCTCCTGGGAAAGCAGCGTAAGAACCACCACGCCGCACGTTCGCTTCCGGATGAGTAGCGCTGTAACGATCCAGCGGCTTGTCGTAACCGCCCATACCCGTGCGGTACGCCAACACCTTCAACCCGTGCGTGCCCTTGTTCTCGTTGATGACGAGATGCGTCAACATGGTGTCGCGGTAGTTGATGATCTCGTAACCCGTGGCGTGGGCTACGTGCTTGGCATCGAACTTTCCGTTTTGAACGAGCTTCTCGACATGCTCATCCTCCAACAACTCGCCGACCAACTTGATGATCTTCCAACGCTCTCGCTCTCTCTTTCCACCAATGCGCCACGGGCTCTCTACGTGATCGAACGGAATCGTATAACCAACGCCCGACTCATTCGTCAACGAGAAACAAAGTAGTGCCGGATGAACCGTATCGAACCAGTATAGACTTCCGGTCTCCGTATCGAACGCCGTCTTCTTCTTCTCCTTGCGGATACGGCGAATCAACGAACGAACGTCCGCCAACTTCGTAAGCGTGTGATATTCGCCCAACCCCAACGGCGCATCGTACGAACCCGTCACCACCTCGGCCAGCACTTCGAACGCCTCGATAAACTTATCGATCTCGTGATCCATGCGCAGCACATACGAAGGGTGCACGCACGCCACCACCTTGATGTGCTCAAAGCCCGGCAAGATACAATCCAACACCTTGCCATTCAGCATGGTGATGCCCGTTTGTCCCGTCAGATATTCTAGCGGCACTTTCCCGAGCACCATCAAGACACGCGGCTCGCGTGCTTTGATCTCACGTAACAATTGAGGAAGACAACTCTGCACTTCCGTCTTAGTTGGCTTCTTATTGCGAGGCGGTCGGCAACGAATGATGTTCGTCCGTCCAAACATCGACGGCGACAGCACTTCGTTACCATCAGCATCCGTCGTCTCGTCGCACAGCGCAGCAATCGTCTCGTCTAGCAACTTTCCAGACTGTCCGGCAAAAGGCACTCCCTGCTTGTCTTCGTTTGCGCCGGGCTTATCCCCAATGAGCAGCACGTCAACCTTGGTGTACTCTTCTTCACACCGTCGGCTATGGACTACGTGACCTTCCTGCTCTTTCGACTTGATCTTCTCTGCATCGCGGTAGTACGTGCCGCGACACGGGAAGTCCTCGCTCCACGGAAACAACGAGCAGTGCCGACACCCACTCTTAGGCTCAAGCCCTGGAAGGACTAATGGTCTAGCCTCCGGCTCCACCGCACGTCGCGCCCGAGTCTTCAACCCTACGCGTTTCTTCTTCCTCGCAACCTTCAAGACGAGGAGGGTATCCGAGGGCGTGGAAGTAGATGCACCGAATCAGTCGTGGCGTGGCGCTCGTAGCAAAGCAGGCGCAATCCACAATTCCGACATTCTTCACAAACCTCCGGCTGTGCAAAACACGACGGAGCGATCGCAGGAGCCGTCACCATAATCTTCAACTCAGGTTCGCTTTGGCTTTGGCTTTGTCTCTTGGAGTCAGGCATTTGTCGTACTCCTTGGATCCATCGGCGCGCGTAACCTCAAAGCCTCCACTCAACACCACTTTCATTTTAGCAGACATGTTGCCGCCTCTAACATATTCCCAACTGTCCGAATTCTTAGTGATCCGAACCGTTTCTGTCAACGAGAAGCTGGCCACGCCGTCATCACGATTTGACAGCAGCCTAATCGCGATGACATGCCCCGTCCCCGCTTCGAGCTGCGCAACCATGAAACGTACGGAAGCCGGGTCCGCAAGCTTGAGAGTAGGCGTCGGCCAATAAAGAAGGACATCCCCCACTTCGATAGAATCCCATTCGTATTCGCGCATTAGACTAGAGAGGGTACAAAGGGTTCACGGATTTCGCCATACGTGGTCGAACAATTTCCAGCCCGCTAGATGTAGTGGCCACACTCACGAGAGACGCGACCTGATGCGGTCAGACAACGTAGGGACGCGACGTTGCTCCATCAGTTCGTCCATTTCGTCCTTACGTTCCGCAGGATCGTCCTCGTCGAGATAGCAAACTCGGACCTTCGGAACAAAGTCCACGGTCGCCGCATAAATCTGGTCGATCTTCACACCTGTGCCAGGGTCCAACATGATGACCAGCTCTTCGAGACCAAGTTCCACGAGGATCGCAACGAGTTGAATCTGAAACGTGCTCATCTCTTTACCCATGAGCGCCACGGCCGCCGGGGGTGCCCAACGATCGATCGGACCTTCGACCAACGCCACGATCTTCTCACCCACCACTTCATCAAAACCCAAGAGGCAATGTTCGCGGCCGTAACGACCACCATCTTTCTTAGGGTTCCGACTCTTGAGCCTATGGTGACCACAATACCGACTCGTCCAAAAGACCAATTCACCACCTTGGTACACTGGGAAGATCAGGTAACCCGCGTACTCCCCGCGCGCACAGTAGTGCGTCTTGAAACGCATCGCATGTTCCAATGTGAAGCCGCGCTCTTTGGTGATGTACCGAAGGGCTCGCTTGAACGGCATCCGTTGCGTATTCGACGCATCCAAAAGCTTCGCACCAGTCGGAAGCCTATGCTTCTTGAGCGATTCTGCTTTCGCCGTGATGGTGGCGCATAGAAGCTCCCGCACGGTGTTACTGATAGAAGTCTCCACCATCGGTGGTTCGCGTTGCAACATGATCCGCTCTTGCGGCGTCACATTCCCACCGTTCATGTAGCGGAACAATTGTTCCATCGATCGAAACGCAAACTCACAACGAAAACAGCGACCCTTCTGCTTATCGATGTTAAGCGCGAACTTTCGAGAATCACCCTCAGAGCCCAAACGATCGAGACACGCGGGACAATGAAACTGGAGTTCAGATCCATTACCCGTGTGGATACCTAGACGACGGTCTAGGTATTCAATGAGACGTTCACGTTTCACCCTTGTACTGGAATCCCAGCCTCTTTCAATTCCTCCGCTTTAAACGCGCAAGCCAACAGGTCGTGCAGGTCATCCTGCAACATGAACTGCACAGCACTCTTCGTCAAATCTTCATCGGAGTTGATGAGGTATTTAGTCCGTGCACGGTTCGCAGGGTTAGACGGAGTGTGACCCTCGGCCACCACCACCTTCTCCACCTCATCTAACAACGGATAGTTCCGCCCGGGAATGCCACGCATCGGACCCGCTATGTAAATCTTCATATCGCCTCGCTTAGCCGGACTTTATTGGACGGCTTCGACTCACGTCTCCGCCCGCTCTTCTTGCTCTTCTTCTTGCGCGCCGCTTTCTTGTCGAGAGACCCAGCCTTATACGCCTTCTTGCGGCCAGTGATTCCCACGCGATCCTTCAATCGCTTCGCCGCTTTCTTGCGCGAGGCTTTCTTACGCGACACCTTCGCAGACTTTTCACTCACATAATCTTCGCGTTTGTCATCCACGCCGTCGATAACCATCTGCTCTCCAGCAACGTCGTAGAGCGCGACACTTCGGACACGACACTCGTTCCTTCGGATCTCACACTCGACCGTGCGGCCGTCTTCCTGGTTACGCAAGGCCGCGCCAAACAGTCGGCACTTACCTTCGATGCGTTCGTCGTTCGTCTGGCAGAAGCCTACGGCCGCGTCCACGATCGCAGCCTTCTCGAACGCTTCGGCAAAGTCATCGATCGTGATGATGTCTTTCTCTAGCGCACCACGTCCCGTCTGGGAAGCCGTCCAGATCACGCAGTTGAATTCTCCGGCAAGCTGGCGGAGGTCTTCGTAGATACCGGCCTGCTCGTGGCGCATCTCACCTAGACGCCGCTCCGCCTGCATGATGTCCGCGTAGTCCACGATGATTAGATCGGGATGGAAGCCTCGCGCCGCCAACATCGAAAGGTGACTACGCAACTTCGATACTGTCGCGGTTCTCGTCGCGTAGTTCTTGGCGAACAGTTCTCCACGAATCGATTTCTGCACCCGTTGTTCGACCATCCGCGCGTAGCGATCCGGATCGGACTTGCGGTACTTGACGCGCGAACCCATGAGACGATCGTCATAGCGACGCATGATCTTGTCCTGATCCATCTCCAGGCTGTAGTGCAGGACGTTGCGCCGCGCCACGTCCGTCAACGCACCGAACGCAATGTTGATGAGCGTGGTGGTGTTGTGCGTGATTACCCCGTCCACAACGAACGAGTGCGTACCGGGCACTTCCAAGTCCAACGTCTCGGACTCTACAGGTGCGCCGATGCCTACGATCTCGTCGAATACAAACGCACCCGTAGCCGCATTCGTGATCCAAGCATCCTGAATTGCCTCTCCAATACGTCGCGCCACCTCTACCGACACGCGGCTCTTTCGCTTCATGGCCCTACGGGCAAACTCAGAACCCTTGCGTGCGTCACCACGCAGAGGCAACGTCCTAAACACCTCCGCGACGTTGGGATGACTCCACCGAGAAGCGCCCGAGCAAACAGACAGCAACCGTTCCCACACGACATGCGGCAGCCGCGCGTAGAATTGCCCGCGTCCCTTACGCGCCTCTTCTAACAACGACCACTTACGGCCGTGCGAACCGTACTGCGCGCAGGCGTCTCTAAACATCGCGACGCTTCCCCCGTCGCGCAACGCCACAATCCACGCCTTGAACGAATCATCCCCGAGCGTAACAGTCTTCTCACGCAAGCCTGTGTAGATGCCAAGCGTGTGCAATGCCGTAACAACACCCCACATCAAATCCCTGCTGGCTGAACCGAATTCAGCCACGGGACGCCCTCGCTCTAAATAAGCCGACCCGTCAGTATCGAAAAGTCCTGCCAAGAACGCAGATACCGCGCGCTTTCCATGCGTCCACACCTTAGCCGGTATCCGCTTGTTATTCGATAGACACCTCTCCGCGCCCCACTCCTCCAACCACACAAAATAGCGCCGCGATAACGTGTAACGCACCCCATTCGCACTGTCCGCAAAGGGTTTTCCATCCATCAATCCTGGGAACGTCTCCCTCACATCGCGCACAATATCTGCGTCGTCGCGTGCGTGGAGGTGCAAATGAGGACTTCGGTCCGTAAGCCCCCCGTCCCCACACATCACGCCATGCAGCCACGCCAACGCAACGTCTTCGCCGGAACACGTTCCGGTCAAAGGAAGTTCACGAGCCCCGATCACAAAGTCCCCAATCAGTAAATCGCCAGCAGCAACCCACCCGCGCGTCGTCAACACAGGATGCGTCTTAGCGAGTCCCAAAAGATCACGGCCAGATCGCAACGTGAAATCGAGTGTGATCTTTCGGCCGTCCTCATACGCTTTCACAGGCTTCGCGATCACAACCTTCTGTGTCGTCTCATCCACGCCCACAACATGAGGCAACGTCCGCGCCGCCTCAGCCATCGTCACGTAGCCCTTCTCAGGTGTCCACACACGCGCGTCAGGTCTCACGCATTTGCCACGCTTCGGAGGAGCCAACACCACACCCAACTCACCGCGACTCAACCCACCGTCCAACATCGCATCGAGGTGCGGGATGCCGGTACGAATGCGATCTTCCGCCTGCTTGTTCGGATCGCGATACCACGCGAAGCGATCCTTCGCGTCCTTCCGGTAGTTGACACCAAGGTCGAGCAGGTCTTCCCCCACCAACGACGCGGCATCAAACAAAGGCCGAAGGTTCTGGTCTCCCTTTTCGAGCTTCTCGGCAGCAGTGAGCGTCGCGTTGACGTACGCCTGTTGCTTGCCAAAATCGACCAACTTGAGCAACACGGCTTTGTAATCGGAGATGTCCTGTCGGTACAAGCCCGTCAGCGTCTTCTCGACCCGCTTGAAATCGTCGTCCGTCGTTTCCTTCCTGAGTTCCTCCAACAACGTCGGTTGCTGGGGAAGTGCTCGATGCTCATCGACGTGCGCGAACAACACCTCCGCAATAACTCGCATCCCGGCGGTGCCAAAGTACGTGTGGTCCAGCGCTGACCTATAGCGAACGACTCCGCCGGGGATTCGACACAGAACCGCTAGCGCATGACGTTGGAAAGCGTCTCCAAATCCATACGTGTCAACCATGCCAACGCACTCCTGTGATATCTTCCAGGGACACACTGTCCTGAACACTAGGCACCAACGGATACAACCGCGCAATCAACTCTGCGAACGCTCGCCATTCAAACGCACCCTGCACTCCGATGCGATGCGCAAGATCATGCTCGAAGTGTTCCGCCAACGCACATGCAGCTTTGAGTCTCGCTAAATCCTTCTCAGCTCGGAGACG